CCAGTACCTTGCGGGCCATCACGGTGTAACCTGCCTCGGACAACTGATCGTTGCACTCACGCTCCATGGCGCGGGCGCGGTCCTCAGCGAAGCGGAAGACGGCACTCTCGATGTCGGTGTTGGTTACCGGCTCACCGGACTCCTCCGAGCGCTGCTGTAGCCCGTCGATGATAGCCTGGACGTCAGCCTGGTTGATATCCGGAACCGGGGAAGGAGTCAGTGACCAGTTCTTCTCATTGGCCGGGAACATCAGCTCCATGATCTTGGCGACGAACCCCAGCACCTTGACCTGGGTGTCCAGTGGGTACACCCGTGACCTGCCAGCAGGTATCTTCTCCAGGATGTCAGGGTCGTAGACGCCGCGGAACTGGCGGAAGTTCTTCAGCCACTGCTGCTCCAGCGGTTGCCGGTCAGCTTCGTACTGCAGGAACTTGCTACGCAGCTTGGTTCCCAGTGTTGCAAGTTTTTCACGGTCCATACTCAGTACCCGGCATACGCATCAGCCGGGCGGTAGCCGCGGTGCTGGTGCAGAGGATTAACGCTCGTCGGGAGCCATTCCTGTGGATCATACCCCCTATTGTAGTAGAGGCATAGATACTGCAGGGCGTCGTGCGGGTGTGACCAGATACAGTTCTTGAACGGTTTGTCGGCGATGTCACCCCCTTTACTAGCGGCGAACATGTACCCAAACAGGAAACCTTCAATGAGCACCTTACACGACGGATCCACCTGGATCATCGCTTCGCCGTGAGGGAACATGGCCAGCAGCGACTCCACGGCGTTGATACGCACGAGGGGGTCATTGGTGCTGGCCTTCTTGGCGATGAAGCCATACTCCTTGAGCACCTTGAACGAGGTTCGCTCGTCAGTCTCCGCCCGGGTATTCGCCGGGTCCCCTATGATAACGATGGGGTTGCTGGGGAAGTAGCTACGCAGGAAGGGGCGCAGGCGCTTGATAATGAACTGCTCCACACCGTTGGTGGTCCCCTTCGGCGTCACTACCTCACGCAGGATATTGAGCCGGGCTCGGTGGGGGTCTGGCTGGGCTATGATCGCCGCTGGGGTAAGGCCGAAATCCATTCCAACCAGTATCGGCTGCTGCGCGTCGATCGGTATAGGTTTGGGGGACACGTGCAGTTGCCGCTGGAAGCTCTCCAGATACACCGGCTGCCCCTTGCGGTTGCGACCATACTCACCCTTGATAAACACCCGGATGTAGTCGGAGGTCGCGCCCTTGGCCAGATCCTGGTAGTAGGTCGGCTTCAGGTTCTCGACGTTCTCCGCTTCCGGGCGCAAGGTGAAGTCGTCGTTGACCGGACAGGGCTGTATGAACACCTCGGCGTCCACCACGGAATCCGGGTTGCCTTCTTCCTGCGGCAGACCCTCGAACAGCTTGTACCAGTCAGAGCCCTCCGCCGGCGGGTTGGTCTCACCGAACACCCCGTACCAGTAGTCCATCTTGGGCTCGGGAAAGCGCCCGCAACGACCCTTGATGTCCGAGATCATACTGACGGGGAGGTCCCGGCACTCCGCAATCCACGCCCCGGTCAGTTCCAGCGAGAGTACCCGGGCTACGTCGGCCTCGGACTCGAGCGGGCGGAACAGTACCTCGGCCTGGACATCGTTGAACTCCAGCCAGTAGGTACTGTCGTTGGAGCGCCACTTACCGAACTTGCCGTCCGGGAACCACGTGAGCCATGACTTGAGTACCGTGTCCTTGAGCTGGGGCATGGTGAGGCGGGTGACTAGCCAGCGGCTGCGGCGGATGCCGTCTGGGCCAGGGGGGGTCTGCACCGCCCTGCGCACCAGCTCAAAGATCATGCCTGTGGTCTTGCCGCTGTTGTGGTGGACACTGCCATCTACGGTCACATAGTTATTTGTATCCAGGACCTGCATATCCCAGTACATTTGGGGTTCGCGAAGGCGTTCCACCGCAATGATGGGTGCCACGGCCATCACATCACCGTTATGCTGCGCCAGCACGTCCCCTTCGCGTAGCTCTGTAACAAACCGGTATGTCTGATCTTCGCACAGCACACGGTGGTGGCCTGCCGCATCAAACGACCCCCAACGGGTAGACACGCGGTACAGGCGATCTTCGCCTTTCACAAACCCCCCACTGCTGGGTGACAGGATGAACCGCCCTAACTCCTTGCACCAACTTAGTACATGTACCGGGTCAACGAGGTCGTCGATACGCTGAGGACCGTGCTCGGTGAGAATGAGGGTGTCGCCTGCCACGCACCCCACACTTCCCATGCAGAACCGTTGTTGCGCGTTGCTGCGCATAAACCGTTTAATCGTTGGTGGTGGGGTATAGGTAATATCCATCAGCAGGGGGCGATAACGTCGATCGGGAAATCATGCGTAACTACCAGCCCCTCGGGGTTGTCGCCGTCGATAGTGGTTACACGCATCTCTTGCTCACCGGTAGGCAAGCCTACCATGAGCCCCGCCTGAACCGAGATGACCCAGGTGTCCACCCCGTCGATGGTAACTTCCTCCCAGCTGATCAGCGAGGGGCTGTCATCGCTGGAGGCGTCCACCCCACCGATGCAGACCAACACCTCCGTTACGCCGGTCATGTCCAGCACGGCGTTGGTGAGGGTGTTGGCCAGCGGTATCAGCGCGATCGCATTATTCGCACCGACGAACACCCGCTCCCGCGTATTCAGGTCGCAGAAGGCCATATTGTTTACGCATTGCCTTCCGTAATGGTACCGGAGTCAATACGGATGGGGCCACCCGTAACGATCGTCGTCGTGTTCATAATCAGGTCTGCACCTGACCCGGACACACCCACGGACATGTCCGCTACGAACGTACCGGCACTGTCCTCAGCACGAGCCCAGGTCGCGGTACCGTCGGCATCTGCCGCACTATCCTCGGTGAACGCACTGAAGGTCAACACACCCGAGGCTGCGTTAGGTGCACAGGGGTCACTGCAGGTAACCGTACCCAACAGGGTGGTGGCGGTACCTCCCGTCGCTGGGCGAGTACCTGCGTAAATCTTGATGACGCCTGCACCAACGCCGGCGTCAATGGCGTCTCTCAAGACATTCAGCCGGGCGTTACGCAGTGTTACATTGATTCCAAGAGCCATGGTCCACCTCTACAGTCTATTGTCAGCCGCTGAACACCGTCACACCGGCACGGTCAGTGAAAGGAATATACCCCGTTCTGGGGGTAATGGAAATAGCGCCCATGTGTACCGTCACGGAGACGACACCAGGGTAAGGCGCAAACCCGATGCTGGGCTGCTTGTCTGAGAACAGTGCAGACGCCCCTTCCAAGGTCGTAGCGAGGTCCCCGATAACACCGTGAACCCCGAGGAGGGCTGCCGTGGCACCGGTGAGGGTAATCTGCAGATCACCAGTAACCTGCGCAGGATGTTCGCCGGTGAACGCCGCGGTGGCGCCGACGAGGGTGGTAGCGAGGTCCCCGGTTACTGGCTGTACATGCGTACCAGCGAACGCGGCCAGGGCGCCATCTACCGAGGCAGTGAGGTCGCCAGTAACCCCATAGCTGCCCTGCAGGGAGACACCCACGTCCTCCAGCGTGATACTGAAGTCACCGGCCGGGGCGTCGGATGTTTCCCCAGTGAAGGCCGCTGTGGCGCCCTCCAGCGTGGCCGCCAGATCACCCGATACCGCCGGGACGTGTGTGCCTGCGAACACCCCCGTGGCGCCAGTGAGGACGGTACCGAGGCCCGCTGCTACGCCGTGGCTGGCGGTGAGCGCTGCGGTGGCCCCATCGAGGGTAGTCTGTAAGGTAGTGCCACCGAACGTCCCAGTGAACGCTGCAGTGGCTTCATCCAGTGTCGAGGTGAAGTCGCCAATGACGCCGTGGGAAGCCACGAACGCTGCAGTAGCCCCGGTTGTCGCGGTAAGGGTAGCGGTAACGCCATGGTCACCCGTGAACGCCGCCGTGGCACCGGTGAGGGTGGTAGCCAAATCCCCCGAAGGGGCTGATACTCCGGAATCTGGGAACGCAGCGATTGGCGGGGTGAACGCGGCGGTGTAGCGGGCTATGCCTTGTGTTACGCGAAGGTCATCTATCCATCCG